AACCAAAACCTACCATGGCACAAACCCAAGCATTCAATCTCTCCAAAGTCTCTCAAGAGGGTCTAATCCAGTTCCATAGAACTGCACCAACTCTCGTAGACAGGCAGTGGAATATTCGCGAACAGATGCGTCTTATCGATGTAGCTTACATTCGCGAAATGGATATGACAGTGGAACAGAATCGGGCCGCATTCGCCAATCTGATGGGCGACTCGGATAAGATTCAGAACATCACTATCCCAGTAATCAAGCCTCAGGTTCGTGCAGCAGTTGCCTATCAGGCCGCTGTGTTCCTGACTGATTACCCAATGTTTGGTGTAGTCTCTTCTCCTGAGTTCATCACGGCCGCCAAGCAGATGCAAGCGGTTATTGAAGAGAATTCCATTCGAGGTTCCTGGGTTCGTGAACTTCTTCTCTTCCTTCAAGATGGATTCAAATACAATCTCTCAGCTCTTGAAGTTTGCTGGGATCGTGTAACCACTGCAGCAATCGAAACTGATCTCTCATTCGATGCTGGCCGAACAGGTAAACCTAAGGAAATCATCTGGTCTGGCAATCGTCTTACTCGCTGGGATCCTTATAATACCTATTTTGATTGCCGCTGCGAACCTTACGATATTCCCACTAAAGGAGAATTCGTAGGTCGCACTCAACTCATGTCTCGCACCGCTCTCAAATCTTTTATCCAATCTCTGGATATGAAGATTATTGAGAACATTCAACCAGCTTTCGAATCTCCTTCCTCTCTCAATCCTTCAGGTGGTGGACAGTGGGGAGCTTCTTATTACATTCCTCTAATTAATGGTAAAGCTCTCCTCGATCCCACTCTTATTGCCTATGCAGATTGGGATGCTTGGGTTGGTTTGGTTAACTCTCCGAAAAATGCGGGCCGCATCCAATATCGGGGAATCTACGAAGTATCCACTGAATACGTTCGTATTATTCCTTCTGACTATGGGATGAAAGTTCCTGCACCTAACACTCCTCAGGTGTGGAAATTCATCATTGTCAATCACTCAGTGATCATCTATGCTGAGCGCCAGACAAATGCTCACGAGAAGATCCCGGTGTTCTTCGGCTGCCCTTCGGAAACTGGACTCGCTTACCAAGATAAATCCCTGGCCCAGGATGCACTTCCTTTCCAGCAAGTAGCTTCTGCACTGATGAACTCAGTGCTTGCAGGCCGCCGCCGCGCAGTTACTGATCGAGTTCTCTATGATCCTTCACGAGTTTCTGAAGGTCATATGAACAATCCTAATCCTTCAGCTAAGATTCCTGTTCGCCCTTCTGCTTACGGTAAGCCTGTTGGCGAATCTGTTTACCAATTCCCTTTCCGAGACGATCAAGCTGGAATTGCTATGCAGGAGATTCAATCTCTTGTGCAGTTCAGTAATGTTCTCCAAGGTCAAAACCAAGCGCGCCAAGGTCAGTTTGTTAAGGGAAATAAAACAGATGGGCAGTGGGAATCCACTATGTCCAATGCTACTTCCCAAGACCAGATCACAGCTCTCCTTTACGAAGCGCAAGTATTTACGCCTCTAAAAGAAGTCCTGAAACTCAACATGCTCCAGTACCAAGGAGCTACTTCTATCTACTCTCCTTCCCAGCAAGCTGTTGTAGATGTTGACCCAATTGCTCTTCGCCAGGCGATTCTGAACTTCAAGATCACTGACGGTATTCTCCCTGCAGAGAAAGTTATTAAGTCTGACACAATGAAAGTTGTGCTTCAAGCTATTGCTACCTCACCCACTTTGGGCCAAGGGTATAATATTGCTCCGATGTTCTCATATCTCTCGAAGGTTGAGAATGTAGACTTTACTCCGTTTGAGAAGTCTCCTGGTCAAATGGCTTATGAACAAGCTTTGGGAGCCTGGCAACAAGTTGCAATGCAGGCTGCAATGAAAGGTGTGGAACTTAAAACTCCAATGCCTATGCCAGAACAATTCGGATATGATCCTAACATGAATTCCCCAGAAGCAAAAGCTCGGGCAGCAATGTCTGCTTCTGGTCCCGCAGGCTCTTCAGGAGGTATGAGTAATGGCGCATCTTAATCACGACAATCCTTTTCAAGCTTGGGTTCTCTCTCCAGAAGAGCTCTTGCATGGATCTATCTTCACAGTTACTCAGAAACAATGTATTCAAAATCAAATCGCACAACTCTCACTAAGGAAAAATAACATCAAATTCGACCCAGCAAATACTCTCTCATTCCTTCAAGAAGAGGCTGAAGTTCGTGGGCAAATCACCGCTCTTCAATTCCTTCTTGATATGTCTGCCAGTTGTGAAGCCCAATTGAATCCTGGATCACAACCTATTAATGTGGATTCGCCTCGTTAACTTTCCCTCAGGAACTCATCATGTCTCTTCTCGATCGTATCTTTGGTTCGGCTCCTCAGCAACAAGCTCCGGCCCAACCTAGTCCTACTAATAATCCTGGCCAGAATCCTCCTCCTCCAGCTCCTGCATCTTCAGCAGTTACGGCACCTAATGGAGCTGTTCCTGCTGACGGAAACAAGCCTGGCGACCAATCCCCACCTGACAAGTTTGCTGGGTTGTGGGAACCTACTAAAACTGAAGATCCGAAACCGGGCGAGCAAACTCAAGGACTTACTCCTGAGAAAATGCTGGAAGCTGCTGGAAAAGTGGATTTTACTAAAGCTCTTAATCCAGAGCTACTGAGTAAACTACAAGCAGGCGGCCAAGAAGCAGTGCAAGCTACTTTGGAAATGATGAATCAAACTGCAAAGACTGTCTACGGACAATCTTTAGTTGTCAGCCAGAAATTGGTTGAACGTGCAGTAGAGCAAGCTGAAGAACGATTCCGGAGTCAACTTCCTGATTTTGTTCGCGGCCAATCCGCTCGTGAAAACCTCCTCTCGGAAAATCCAGCTTTCAAAGACCCTAAGGTTGCTCCAATTGTGGCAGCCGTTCAACAGCAAATTCTTCAAAAGCATCCTACAGCTAGTGCCGCAGAAGTCAGTCGTCTGGCTCAAGAGTACTTCAAAGAAGCTGCAGGTGTTTTTAGTTCTGATCCTAAGGCTGCTGCCGCTAAGATCGCGAGCGATAAGAAAATTGCTGCGGATGATTGGGAAACCTGGATTCAAACTGGCGCAGTGTAAGTCTTCCTCTCTTTATCTTCCTCCACTAAAGGATATTTATCATGGGTTTTAATCGTGCGTTGATTCAATCTCCTGGCGTGCCTACTCCGGCAAGTCCTGGGTCTGGCTTTCTTGCTAACATTCTTGCTGATGTGGTTCTTGCTGATGCCAACCAAACTATCACTGTTGCTCAAATGCAGCGCGGTGCAGTTCAGTATCAAAGCTTTACTGCCGGCCGTAACTTGACTACTCCCACAGGTGCGCAGATTACTGCTGCGTTTTCTGAAATGAACGTCGGCGACGCCATTGCTTTCTTTGTTTCCATCAGTTCCGCATTTGCTGGAACTTGGGTTGCTGGCGACGCTACCGTTGTCTTGGCAGGTAAAACTACCACTCCTGCTTCTGGTTTGTCTGTGGTGAATTGTCTTCGCAGTGCAGATGTCGCAGGTGTTCGTCAGTATTCGTGGCGAGTTCTGTAATCTTTGCCGCGTAATTACATTAAAGGAAATCTAAAATGACTACTGGTATCTTTAACACCACTGGCGTAGCTAGTACCGCGAACCTGGTCAAGCCTAGTTTTGCGAGTATGATTACTCGGCTTATGCCGAATGGTCAAGCTCCTCTCTTTGGCATGACTTCGATGATTCCAGAAGAAACTGCTGTTCAAGTTGAGCACGGCTTCTTTACGAAGACTATGCTCTTCCCGATGTTTAATTTGGATGCGGCAGTTGCGGGCGCTGGCGACCAGGTCTTTACTGTTGCCTCTACTGCTGATCTTCTTCCTGGTATGCTCATGCGCGCTGAGTCTACTGGTGAAGTTGTGATGATTAACCAGATTCTTTCTGGTGTTCAGATTCAAGTTCAGCGCGGGGTTGGCTCGACGGCTGGTGCAGTTGCGGATAATGTGAACTTCTACCAAGTCGGTAACGCGTTTGAAGAAAGTTCGGTTCGTCCAAATGCTCTGCAAATCAATCCGGTTCGTATTACTAACCTGACCCAAATCTTCCGTAATACTTGGGCACTGAGCGGCTCTGCTGCTGCAACTCAAGTTATTGCGGGCGATACGACTGTGGCAGAGAACCGGATGGATTGCTCTTCGTTCCATGCGGCTGACATTGAGAAAGCTCTTTTCTTTGGTACGAAGTCGCAAGGTACTCGTAACGGCCAACCGTTCCGTACTATGGATGGTTTGCGGAACATTGTTCTTAACCCTGCTTACTATCCTGCTTCCTACAGTGGTGTTGTTAATAACACTACGGCTGGGGGTACGACTAACTTTACTCAGCTTGAAACTGCTCTGGACCCGGTGTTTAACCAAGCTACGGATCCTAAGGTTGGTAACCAGCGAGTTCTGTTTGTTGGTGGCGCGGCCCGGAAAGTTATCAATAACATTGGCCGACTGAATGGTACGTATTTCATCCAGAACGGCCAGACGAACTACGGTCTGCAATTTGGTTCGTTCAATATTGCTCGTGGCTCGTTTAACATGATTGAGCATCCGCTGTTCAATAGCAATGCTGATTGGAGCAAGTACGCAATTGCTGTTGATCTTTCTACTTTCCGTGTTGCTTATCTCTCTGGTCGTAAGACTCAGCGTGATGAGTTCAACATGAGCGGCACGAAAGTGGACAACGGTATTGATGCTGTTGGCGGTACTTTGACGACTGAACTTACTTGTGTCGTTAAGAACCCGCCTGCTAACGCAATCATTACTAACCTGACTGCAGCGGCTGCTGGCTGATTCCTCCTGAGGGAACTCAGTTTTGGTGGGGATCTGAGTAATAAAACCCTGCCGCCAACCCTCAGAGGATCTTACACATGGATACCGCAGAAGAAGTTAAGCAAGTGCCCAAGCGACTGTATAAGTCTACAGCACGTTCCTGTAATGTGATTACCCCTCAAGGTGAAACATTGCATTTCAAATTTGGCCGATTTGCAACTCGTGATGAGTACGAGATCGCTTGGCTGGATGGTATGATTAAGCGTAATGAATTTGCTGGTCAAATCTATATTGACCCCAATGCTCGAACTCTTTCTGAGGAAGAAGAGAATCCGATGAAAGCTCTTGAAAAGCAAATTATTGCTAAGTATCTTTCAGACCAGGCTAAACATTTAGATCCTTCTAATGATATGGGAGAGTCTAAGCAAGGTCCGCTCAAGGCAACTTCCACTTCAGATATTGCACCAGTCGCACTTGGCGGAGATGGAGCTGCTAGGTTGATGGCAGCAGTGCAAACTGTTCACGGTAACAAGTAAATACGAGCTCACTATGACGCTGACTGAATTGCAGCAAGAAGTATACAATATTACTAACCGTCCGGCCCTTGTAGCTGAGACGCTTACTGCAATTCGGTCAGCTACCTTAAAGCTGCATCAATTAGATTATTTTTACAAAGATATTGTAGAGCAAGGAGTTTCTTTTCTTGTTCCTGCGTATCTCCAGTCACTGGAATATCGTACTCTGTTCCCGCGTTGGAGAGCTCTTAAGTATCTTCGTAAAACTGATTCTACAGGAACAGAGCGCGGACAGATTTATACGGTTATCTCTCCTGAGTCTGTTCTAGATCAATATCATGCAGACCGTGAAAATGTCTGCTATGTCGCTGGGGCTGTAGTTCAAATTCGCTCTTCCGATCAACTCCAGTACTGTATTGTAGGCAGGTACGATAATCCAGATATCACAGAGTCTGGCTACAATTCCTGGATTGCTCTCGATCATCCATACGCAATTGTATTTGAAGCTGCATCTCTTGTCTTTAAGATGATTGGCGACACAGATCAATTTGCAGCTTATACCGGACTCGCGTCTATGCAAGCTGCTGAAGTAAAGTTGTCTAACATTCAAGCTGTAGGATATTAAATGGCCGCATCTATTTGGTCTCCCGATTCATTCTTAGATCCTCCCATCTTTATTGACAAAACTATCAATGCATTCCCTTCTCCTGAGGGAAATTTTGATAGTATTCTTACTGCGTTTTCTGGTAATATTGCTGGGATTGCTTTAGCTATTTCTCACAGTATTACGGGCGCGGCTACTCTTACACAACCTATCACTGGCTATAAGTATGTGCAAGGTGCATATCCTGAAGTAGGTTACTTATATAACTCTTCAGGCTATAATCATAGTCTTACTGGTAATGTCGGCCGCACTGCTGCTGTTTATAAGTACATTAAAGTAGATCAATACGGGCAAGGCGATGCTGTAGGCATTCATGTTAACGCTAGCTCATTTGTAAATAAGCCTGGAGCGACTAATTTTTTAGCTCAGCCGGCTGCCGTTTGCTTTAATGGGCAGAGTGAGGCTTTTGCTAATTTCACGTATCTTAACTCCTATGAAACCCTGGCGCAGGACAATGGTTTTGATGTAGCCAGTATTGGTATTGTAAATAATCTTAACAGAACAAACGCAACTGGTGCGCAATCTTGTGTTTGGATTGGCTATCGAGTTCAAAGTACTGGCTCTCAGCCAATTAATTCCATTATCTCTGCTGTAGGTAAAGCAAATAATGGATTAGATTTTTCAATGGCGGGACTGGAGTTTGGAGCTAACCAGTCCGCTATTTCTCTGAAAGCCGGGCAGCGGATTTATTTTAATAACACCGCATTGGCTTCTGGAACTACTGATGCAGATTTTACAACTACTCAGTGGAACGGTGATTATATTACCTATTCTGGGGGTGCACTAAACTTTGCTCTCGGCGGGCTAATCCGAGTTCAGCTCAGCGCCAGCCAAGCTTTTGTAGATAATATCCCTCTGCTTGTAAGGTCTAACTCTGCTCCGACTAGTGGAACTATTCCTGATCGGTTTGGTCCGGGGACATTCAGAGCAATTAGCCAAGGCAATATTAATTGCATTATCGGCATTGCAGATAACACAACGGCTGCAGCTACGCTAGCTTTTCCGACAGCAGTAACTGGATTAGGTATTGTTCGTAACGCAGGCAATACTGCGTTTGGTGGGTATTTTGAGGCTCACACTTATACAAACACAGGTACTCCTTGTGCAGCCGAAATTGATACTTTTAACTTTGGTGCGGCCGCCACAACTAATTATCCTCCAGATCGCTCAATTGGAACTTTACAGCAGTCTCCAGTTGCGATTACTGTAGGAGCCGGAGGAACTGCAAGAAGCCACACAGCTATTCAGATTGTTCAAGAAGGCTCATCTCCTCAAAGCTTTCTGTATGGTTTAGGTATTAATGC